TTCATCACCTCCAAGGTAGACCGGTACCGCCCGGCTTATGCCCGCACCATCGAAGAATTCCCGCGCCAATGCGTTTTGGTGGGCACCACCAACGAAAACACCTACCTGCGCGACCGTACAGGCAACCGCCGTTTCTGGCCCATCCCCGTCAAGCAACCCATCAAAACCAGCTGGCTTGCCCGGTGGCGCGACCAGTTGTTTGCCGAGGCCTACGCCCTCTACCTGGAAGGCAAGCCCTACACCCCGTCACGCGAACAGGAAGAACGCCTGTTTGTGCCCATGCAAGAAGCAAGGCTGATCGAAACCGCTGTCACCAGCGAGCTGCTCACCGTGCTCACCCGCGAACCCGGCAAGGGCACCTATGCCGACATCGTCAACAACCTCACCGACTTTGTGACCATCGACATGCTCTGTCATGCCTTGGGCGCAGACGCAGGCAAAGCACCTGCAGGCATGCAAACCGAGGTGCGCACCTGGATGAACAGCGCTGGCTGGAAATACAAAAAGGTGCAGCTCAACGGTGTGCGCCGTGCAGGCTGGGTCCGGCCCAAGGGCTGGCCTTTCCCTGAGTCCGACGAAACTCAAGCGACCCCTGACGCAGCGTCAGCGAGTGCCTTGCCCATCACAGGCTCATTCACAGACGATGCGCCTTTCTAAGCCCAACCCCTCAACCCTGCCCACGACGCTGAATGGCGCTCGTGTGGTGGTTTCATGCCCAAAGCGGGCATGGGATGCAGATCGCACAGCGCCGCACGGCTGCTGCCACCACGCCAGCGAATGGATGCGCGTGCTGTCCTCTATGCCCTGAGTGTCCAAGTGTCCACCTGTCCTGCGCCCTGCATAGAGGGGCTGCAGCAGCCATAGGGCTCCACTTAAGGGGTTCCGCCGCTGCATGGTCAGGTGGGTGCACAGGCACACACACCTGCAGGCGCAGGCGTGCAGGCAGGCGCACACGCTCACGCGCGCTCGCGCATCGCGCAATTTCATTTAATTACCTTTATAAGTGGAGAAGAGGACAGATGGACACTTTGAACCCCCCGAAGATGACCCCAGTGAAATCCGCTGCAGAAGTTGAGGCAGTGATCGCCACCATCAAGACCCAGATGCCCGAGACGTACAAGAGCATCAAGGCCAAAGCCGAGACCCTTGGCCAAGCCACTTATGCCCTGGTGCGTGCAGGCATCAAAGGCCAGCCCAATTGCTTCTACGCCTTCGAGCGCGGCCACATTGTGGGCACTCCCTTCACCCTCACTGAGATCGCCCGCGATGTGGCCCAGCTCATGTGCACCTTGGGCGTTCATCACTGCATCGTCTGGCCCGAGCACGCGGTGCAACAGCTGGTGCGCCAGCAAGTCGAAGGGGTAGCCCATGGCACGCATTGATTGGGTACGTCAACGCCTGGAAGCCTGGGCGCGTTGGGTGCGTGAGCGTGAGTCTGGATCGCTGGGCTACCCCAAGCGCTCAGCCTTCTTGCGCGTGGGCAGCGGGGCCATGGGCTCGCAGGCCCTGAGCGATTGTGACGCCAGCCTGACCGACACCGCCGTCCAGTCCCTGCGCTTCACCTACCCCCACCTGCACAAGACCTTGATGCACTACTACGTGCAAGGTCTCGACATCAAGAGCACCGCCAAGATCATGGTCAAGGCTGAGTCAACCATCAAGGCCCACCTTGAAGCCTCAGACCACGCCCTGGCCCTTTGGTTCCACTTGAGGGAGCAGACCCAAGCCCAAGCCCGCCAAGCAAGCAAATGCCGCTACACATCGTCTGGCGGCTGACCCAGCCGCAGCAATGCCGCTACACCCCGTTCGGCGCTCACGCCCCAGCCGCAGCAATGCCGCTACACCCCGTTCGGCGCTCGCGCTTAGGGCGCAGCAATGCCGCTACACCCCGTTCGGCGCTCGCGCTTAGGGCGCAGCAATGCCGCTACACCCCGTTCGGCGCTCACGCCCCAGCCGCAGCAATGCCGCTACACCCCGTTCGGCGCTCGCGCCCCAGCCGTAGCAATGCCGCTACACCCCGTTCGGCGCTCGCGCTTAGGGCGCAGCAATGCCGCTACACCCCGTTCGGCGCTCACACCCTGCTGCCCGGCACGCCGGGCATCAGGGTGGGGTCAGTCTGTAAATTTTGCACCGTGGGCGTCAAGCATGTCTCGGTATGACTGGAAACGCTCGTTGATGTCTTTGCGCACCCAAAAGCGGCGGCACACTTCAACAATGGCCAGCTGTGACACCAGTGGCAGCACCCTGAAGCGCTTGGCCATGTCCACGGCGTCCACACCGAATTGTTCGTTGACATCGGGGCCGGATTCCAGGATCGAAAAATAGACCGAATCGGCCACGCCTCGAACGCCAAATTCGTGCGGGTGCAGCGCACCATTCAAGATTGACAGCATGGCCTGCCATTCCTTGAGCGGCATCGCTGGAGCATTGTCTTTGAGCACTTCGATTGCCGTGTCGCAAAGCTGCGAGACACGGGCGCTCAGACCCTCGGGTCCGTCGTGGTCAACGTCGAGTTTTTCGTACATCGGCGCGGAAAAATACAGGCTGTGTTTTGGCATAGATGGCCCTTTGAATGCCCCCGTGGGGGCGGTTGGAAAATCAGATAGCAGCGACGGCGGTACGCTGGCGGCGCAGTACGCGGAGCAAAGTCGCGCGGGCTTCGGGGCGGGGCTCGCGCTGGTATGCGGCGTACACCTCGGCCAGCGTGGCGGATCCGGCGTCAAAGTCCAGATCCACCGCAGCGCACCAACTGCGAATTCCATATTCACAGGCGCCGGTTGCACGAGCATCGCCAACCGAGACACGCACGCTGGCCAGCTTGGCCACCAGGTCGTTCAAGTCGGCTGCGTCCAAGCGGATCGATAAGGCCAGCTCACGGCGCTTTTTGGCCAAGCCACTCAGGGCCTGATCGGCGGTAGCGCCGTGGTAGCTCACGCCGTCGGCTCGGGCAATGTAACCCTTGTCAACGGTTACATTTTTTGCACCGGTGCGGCGTGCCCATGTGGCGGCGAACAACTCGCAGCCGTGGGCTTCCACGGGGGCGGCGTCCAAGGTCATCAGGCCGTCAACGATGGCCAGGCCTTTACGCTGCACGCGCACGCGCCAGTCGGCTGGGACTGTGATTTTGGTGTCGGTGGCTTGGATTGACCACTTGCCAGCTTTTTCGCCGGTGTAGTAAGACTGGGTCTTGATGCCGACGGCGGCGGGATTTTTGGTCAGGCTGACAAGCCACTCGCCGTGGGTGTGGCGGTCGATCATGCGTTCCATGGTGTTTTTCACGGCTTCGATGCGCACGGCGTTCAGGCGGCTTTCAGGTGTTCCGGTTGCGGTCTGGCGTTTGCGGATGATTACCACAGCCTTTTTCAATTCAACTGACCACTGCGACGGCACCAGTTTTTCAACCGGGCAATAACCCAGTTTTTTGGCGATGCGGTCAAATGGCGCTGACTTTTTCGCCTTTTCGATGTTGGCCACAGCTGCCAAAACCTCCCACACCAGGGTCTGTTTCAGACCTGCGGCCTTGAGTGCAGCCTTGGCGGCGACTTGGGTTTGTGCCATCGATGTGGCGGCGATGCGGATGATGGATGCAGTCATTTGTGTTCTCCTGCGCGTTCCCAGGTGGGTGGCGGCTTGAAGGTTGCTGCAGCGAATTTGCTGCAGTGCTGTAATTATCTTACTCTTTATCTTACCTGTTAACTATTTTTGCAATTATTTTATTAGGATAAACCCTAATTAGTGCAAAATGTCTGACTTTTATTGCTCGTCCAGTTGTGCGCGCTGAATTTTTTGGGGGGTTTTACGACATAGACTTATCTGCTACATTTCGGGCAAGCTCTGGCAACAGTCATGCAACGGAAGTCAAAGCCCGGCGCGTAACCGTCAAAGCCCCGCTACACTGCCCCGTGTCGGGGCTTTTCTATTTCTGCCCATGCTCTCTGCCCCCAAACCCTGCGGTCATCCCGGCTGCGGTGTGCTGGTGCGAGACGGATCTGGCCGGTGCGCCAAGCACCCCAAGCCAGCATGGGCCACCAAGACAACCACCACCAAACGCACGACTGGTCGCAAGCTGCAACGCATGCGCGCTGAGCTGTTCGCCCGTGCGCCGCTGTGCGCCATGTGCGAAGCAGCTGGCCGCGTCACCCTGGCCACCCAGCGCGACCACATCAAACCGCTGGCCGAAGGTGGTGCCGACGATCAATCGAACGAACAAGGCCTGTGCCACTCGTGCCATGAGGCCAAAAGCGAGGCCGAACGCCTGCGCGGCCTGCGCCGGTCACGGTTCTGACCTGGCAGGGGAGGGGGAGGTCAAATCTCTGGCCCCCACCCCCGGAAACCGACCGGTTCCCCAAATTTTTACGTGCGCGGGTTTTGGAGGGGGGGGTACTCCCCGGCAAGGCCTGAAAACAACCAACCAACTGAAAGACCATGGGACTCCGAGGACCGCCGCCGAAACCTGCAGCGCTGAAGCTGCTTGAGGGGAATGCGGGGAAACGTGCGCTTGATTTGTCGGCTGGGGTCAACCCTCGGGTCGAGATTCCGGACGCGCCGCGCCACCTGAGCAAGGAAGCGCGCAAGGAGTGGAAGCGGATCACGCCGATCCTGGATGAGCTGGGGCTGATCAGCGGGCTCGACCGCACGGCGCTGGGTTTGTACTGCCAGGCGGTGGGCCGGTTGACCGAGTTGGAGATGGCTTTCAACGGCCAAGTGTCGCGCCTGGAAGAGGGCGGGGCCAG